ATTAATAACAATTCACATCTATTCATTGTATTCCCCCTCCTATCTTAAACCATAAATTTTCTTACTTTATCCTATAAAACATAACTTGTTCTCACTTTAACAAAAAAATCAATAAAACTATTCTCATAATTCTCTTTAAAATAAACTAAGATCTAAAACAAGTTATGTCTTACAAACTTTTATTCACCATTAATTACTCAAAATTAAATAATTATTTAACCTTAATGAAAATATTTGAAATTAAGTAATTAAAAACTATTATATACAACCTACAAAATACTGTAAATAATTAATTTAAATGTTAATTATCTTTTTCACTAATATAAGCAATCATCCCAATTTATGATAAGATAATATTATAGAAATATATATTTGGAGGGTAATATGTATAATTTTCTAATAGCTGGACATACAAAGTATGGTTTAAAGAAAGATACGCTTTGTAAATCTGTATTGAAATGTGACGATGAAGCAATTAAAGAAAATCTTATTATAGCTCCTTGGTGGGAGCCAACTATATTCAAAGACATTGAATCTGAATTAATTGTAGATACTTCTATTAAGATATGGAATTGTAAGTTATTTGATAAAAATATTACATATATAAAAACTGGAATTGGGGCAAGTGTTTGTACTGATGTAATATTAGCCTTAGGAAACTCTAATTGTAAAAAGATTATATTTATTGGTTCTGTTGGTGCTTTAGATGAGAAAATAAGTATTGGTGATATTATTATACCTACCTTATCAGTATGTGGTGATGGGGTATGCAGATACTTAGAAAAAGACTCAACAAAAGATTGTTTTGGTGATAAATACTATCCAGATACTAAGCTTAATAAAATTCTAATTAAGAATACAGAAAAAATATGCAAAGATAATAATGTTAGTTATCATATAGTACCTAATTTTAGTGTAGATACTATATTTGCTCAATTTGCACATTTAGATTATATAATGAAATTAGGTTGTAAAAGTATTGAAATGGAGACTGCTGCTGCTTTTAAAGCTTGTTCAATTTGCAATATACCAATAGCAGCTATTTTTAATGTCTCTGATAATTCAATAAAAAATAAATCAATATATAGTGTAAAAACTGAAAGTGAACTAAAATATAGAAAAAAAGTCAGAAATGAAATCATTCCCCAAATCATATACAACATACTTTAAAATTAATTATTCCTTAGTTAAAATCAAAACTCACTTAAAATGAATTCTTATAAACTAAACAAATATTTAAGCAAAAAAAAAGATTTAAAGCTTACTCTGCTCTAAATCTTTTTCATTCTAACATATACATAATAATTCTCTTTTCTAATCCTATTTATATTGTCCATCTGTCTTTATTATTTTAAATCCTCTTTTTCATCATATCCTAAAAATGTTACCTTAACTAATACTCTCACTAAATCCATTGCCTTTTTCATAATGTTATCTCTCCTTTTAATTCTTTAATTTCAAGTTTTTATTTCTTTTCTTAAGTTTCAACTATTTTATTAGCTTGTACACTTTTTCTATTATCTTAAATCCTCTTTTTCGTTATATCCTAAGAATGTTACCTTAACTAATATTCTTACTAAATCCATTGCTTTTTTCATAATCTATTCTCTCCTTTTGTATCTCTTAATTTTTTTCTTGTTTGTTTCTCTCAACCCTTGACTTAATTATATATTCTTAAGTAAAAGTCTCATATGTATTTAGATTACACTTATATTACATATTTGTAAGTTTTCTATGTTATAATAAAATAGAGATTAATATAAAAAACGACATGAATACTAACTTTCAATACTATTATAAGTCTAAATCACTATAAATATATTGAAAGAAAAAGAAATTAATTTTTGACGTTTTTTTGACGAAATAAAAGACTAGGAGAATTCCTAGTCTTTTATTTTCTATCAACTATATTTGTTGTATTATAGCATAAATTTTATTTTTATTAAAATATAGAATTTTCTAAAGATTAATAAACAATATTTGATAATATAAAAAGATGCAATAAATTGATTACATCTTTTATCTTATTCCAAAATTAGTTTCTATTTCTAATTTGATTTTTAACTTCAATATCTGTCATTATATAGCCATTTGCTCTTAAGCCTGTTATTACATCACTATATATATCATATTTCTTATCTAAATCTCTTATTGTAATTATTAAGATAAATTCTTGTGAAAGAACTCTCTCTTTATATCTTTCATGCATATCTATCCTAAGTTTCCATCCATCAGCTAAATTTAAACCTGTTTTTATTTTTCTATAATAAGATTTTACTGGACTCCATTTAAACCCATTTTCAACCTGTTCAGCTTCATACCTAGATTCCCAATTTTTTTCTATTGGAACAGCACTACTAAATGATATTCCGCCATTTTCTTTATATTTATATGGTCCAAAACCAACATCTATGTTACTTCTGCAATATTCTCTTCCATATGCTTGATCTAAAGGCGGATTATAGACTAATGTCATAAATATTTCTCCATAATACTTACCGTCTTTAATTAGTGATTCTGGAAATGGGAAATCCATCAATTCTAAATGGCTCCCATTACTTATCTTTTGTTTAAAAACAAGAGTTATTTCATGCTCATTGCATCTTAATATATCATTGACATCGTTATGAGGCATACCAAATCCATAATATTTTATATCATCTTTATTTTGAATGGCTCCTGTATTTATTTTAGCTGAATGAATTAGCAAAGCTTTAGCTAATAATAAGTCTTTATCATTCATTTCATCTAATATAGATGCAAATTTTTTTACAACTCTAGGGGTTGAAAAGCTTGTCCCAATACATTCTACCAAATTCCCCAAAGGATCTAATCCTTTTATTCCTATATCACAACATGTTCCATAATTTGTACAATTCCCACCATAATCTACTACATCAGGTTTTACAATATAACTTGCACCTGGCCCTCTTCTACTAAATGGAGATGGTTCATCTTTTTTTACTAAGGAATCTGTTGATTCTGTAAGAGCTATTGAGCCTACTGTTACAGCTCTTACAGAATCAGCAGGTGAGATTATTCTATCGCTATCATCTGTTATTTGGCTTGGCCATTCTCTAAGTGGAAGCGAATTTTTATTCCCACTAGAAATAAAAAATTGTACGTTATATTTATCTTGGATGAAATCACAAAATATAGCTAAATCTGATATAGACCCATCACATATTTTAGACTCATTACCCAAAGATAGATTCCAAATTTTCACTTTATCACTATGTTTAGATACAACGTCATCAATGATTTCCATTAACTCATCTTCAGATACACTATCTATAAGGCCATAATTTTCATCACTATTAGGTAATGCAACTACATCTAGGAATTTAAACATTTTATTATTTCCATTATCTATATCATTTAATCTATCCCCATATTGTATAGTAGATGCTACAAAAGTTCCATGTGAAGGGTTTATATATTCATCTGCAACATATTTTTCTCTTAAATATATATAATCCTTTAAAGCTAAGTTGTCATCACTTATACCAGAATCAATTATTCCTATTATTACATCTGAATCTTCTTTTTCATTATCAATTTGTATATTTAAATTTTCTTTTATTATTGGTTCGTTTGCCCCATAATATTCACAAAAAAAGTCTATTTTTTTAATACCATTTATTTTTGAAATTTCAGTTACTTGATTATAATTTTGTAGCTTTAATTGTAAATACTCTATTTTTTCTCCATACTTAATAAGTTTATTATCAACTTTTAAATCTTTTAATCTTTTTATAACATGATTATAGATTTTATTATTGTCAAAATCACTACCGAAATCAAATAATTTTATTTTAATTTTATCTTTAACTCTATTGAAATTTTCAGTGGTTATTTCTTTAAGAGATTTTGAAATTTTTTCATCATCATAATAAGGAACTATATCTTCTATCGCTGTTAAATTAGATTTAAATTGTTCTGATGGTAATAACAATACTTCGTTTATAGTATTTTTAATACCATCTTTAGTAAATTTAAAATATATTTCATCTAATTCTTCTGAGCCTATAATAGGCATGTTTTTAGAAAATCTATCTGGCTTATGAGACTTGGCAATAGCTTTTTTCTTCATTTTAATTTTACCTATACAAGGAAGGTTTTCTTCAGAACTATAGACCTTATCATAGTAATCACTTAAATTGTTTAATTTGCTAATTATTTCATCTTGTAAAGCTTCATTAACTTCACAAAACATTTTGTTACTGCCACGACCAATATTAGGTCTTATATCATCATTTCTTTGAAGTATTATTTTTACTGGTAAGTTTTTATTGACCATAGTAACATCATCTCCAATTCTATTCTTTTAATAAATTTGAAACTTTAGTTTTAGATAAACTAAATATTTCACCCAAAGTAGAATAACTAAATTTTTTTTCATTTAATTCTCTTAAATATTTAATTTTTTCTTTTACATCCAATTGAGTATCATTTCCCAATTTTAAATCTAATATTTCATTTAAAAAATCAACTAATTTTAATTCATATTCATAAATAACTGATTTCTGTATAGATTTAGTTATAATCTGTTCAATTTCTGCTCCACTCATCCCTTTAGTCAATAAAGTAAGAATATCCAACTCTTTATCATTTAAAGTTATGATATCTTTAATAAATAAATTTATAATTTTTTTTCTTGATTCATAATCTGGAAAATCAATTTTTAATTTATAATTAAATCTTCTCCATATAGCTTTATCTAGAAGTTCTTCATGATTAGTAGCAGCTATTAATAGTGTATTTCCTCCTAAAGAGTCTATATTTTGTAATAGGCTATTTACTACTCTCTTTAATTCACCTAGTTCATTGTTGTCATCTCTAGCTTTAGCTATAGCATCAAATTCATCTAAAAATAATACACATGGAGTTTTTTGTGCATATTCAAATAAATTTCTTATATTTTTTGATGTTGTACCTAAATAAGAGGAAATCATACTATCTAACCTTGCTACTATAAGTGGAAGATTTAGTTTATTGGCTATATAATTAGCACACATCGTTTTCCCGCATCCAGGTGGTCCGTACATAATGATAGTATTAGGTATATCTATTCCCAATGAATGTAATTTATCACTTTTTTTATAACTTAACAAAAATGAATTTAAATCATGTTCATTTTTTTCTGATAATACTACATTTAATCTACCATCATTAGGCATAATTATATCTGCCATAGGTATACGAGACTCAGAATCAACTGGGGTTTTAAAAATTTTAGAAATTGACATTCCAGTTAAACTATTGTCTGTATGCTTTTGTAATAAATCGCTTAATTTTTTAGCTGCTTTTGTATCATCATCATTAATTAATTTTTCGATTAATAATTTTGTATAGTTTTCTACTTTTACTTTATCTAACTTGATTGCTCCTTCAATAATTTTATTAATTTCAATTGAATATTTCACAGTATTTCACCTCTGTAATAATAATATAATATAAAACAAAATTTGTAAAGAACGTTTTTGTATTTTTTCGGAACGATTATAAGTTTTTTCAGAACACTATCTCCATTTAAGTGTACATATATATGTTTATTTTATTATTAGTTTTATATAATAGATATTTAAGATATAGTTATTTAAGCTTTAAAAACATCTATCAAAACTATAACATTTAAAATTATTTATCTTATACTTATACAATTCTACATCAAATAAATTAGAGGGAATATCAGTTTAAAGTTTTTAATAGTCTGTTGAAAAACAATATGTTTTATACAATTATCTAAAATTTAAGCGAACTTATAAATTAGAAATTAAATCAATATGACAGATTATAATGACGAAGAATTTAAGTAAAAAAAATAGTATGTTTACTAACATACTATTTAAAGCTATTATTTTAAATCATTTAAAACTAATAAACATGTTGCATAATACTTATTTTTATTAGAATTGTTTTTAATATCTTTTTTTGATAAAAAAAGTATAAAAATAATAGCTCCAATAACTAATATTAAACCTATTAAAGCAGCTATTGGATGTAGCTTAAAATCATCGCTAGTAAGTAATACAGTTATTAAAGCAACAAGTATTCCAGATGATATTCCACTAAGTAATGCTGAATAATAATTAAACATGATGTTTTCATTTTTATTTGTTTTTAATTCAATATAATTTATTTCATCTTGAATATTCAATTGACCTTTCTCTAGTAATTTTGAATAATAAGAATATACTTTCTTATATAAGTCATTAGTTTCCTTTCTTCCTTCTTTATCATTAATGTTTTTTTCATGAATTTCATCGATAGTTTTCATTTTAATCAAACCTCCAAATTAAAACTTCATTAACATTATATAACATTATTGTAAATAAAAAAATTTTTGTTAATATGTATATAATTTAAAATAGTGTCTATAATTAAGATAGATTTTACTTTTTAATGATACCGCGATAATGTATCGCACTCCTTTTTAGCTACATATTTAAGTGTAGCTTTTTATTTTAAGAATATAAAAAAGCTAGCTAGGAATTAATCTACCTAGCCTTTATTAACTTATCTACTTTTTATTATAATATTTTAAGATTTTCTTCTTTTTTCCATTTACTATAAGTATAAATTAATTGCCATAAATATATTACTACCAATAGTACAGTTATAATTATATGATTGTTAGAATTAATTAAATATATAATTACTGAAATTACAAACGGTGTTGTCCATAAAGTTCTCATAAATTTTCCTCTATAACTTAAATTCCAGTAACTTTGCCCAAATTCATTACCTCCTATTTATGATAAATACTATTATGATACTTTTTTAACGTTTTAAACATATATAACGTAAAAAAGCTAGGCAGGATTAACCCACCTAGCTTTTTTATTATATTTTCTTAACAAATTCAGCATTAACAAAACCTACTTTACCATTTTTAGTTGTTACTCTATACCAACCAATAAAATCAGAATCAACCCAATCAATTCTAAAAATATCACCTGCATTTATCTTATCTACTATTCTAGAATTTAATGATCCTTCTTCTCTTACATTTAAAAAAGTACTTACATTATGAGTAGTAGCCATTTGTAGCCTTTCTACATAATCTGCATTTACATAGCCAACTATTCCATTATACTCAACGTAATACCAACCAAGATAATCTTCATCAACCCATTTTATTTTAAATGTTTCGCCAGCTGATATTGAGCAAATTACTTTAGAATTAGTAGTTCCTTTAGCTCTTATATTTAATTTAATACTTACATTTTTAGTAGTAGCATTGTCTAAAGTAAAATTATTTGAATCAATAAATATTCCATTAGTGAACTCATTCATATCACATCCACCACTTACACCAGCTACACTTCCATTCTCTGAATATTGGAATCCAACCCATGAATCCCATATGTTATTGGCTCCTGGAGTGTTTACCCCATAATGTGCAATCCAAACTGGATAATTACCTAGTCTACTATCTAAGTTGTTATTTGCAAAGCTTGTATATGTATATACAACAACTTCTTTTCCAGTAAGTCTTTTTACCTCTTCTAAGAATTCTATACACATAGAAGTTAAATCTCTTGCTCCTACACCTTCAGTAGTTTCTATATCTAAAGCTAATTTACAATCATAATTAACTGCTCCTATTTCATTTAAATAATTTACGAAAAAATTTGCTTGATCCTTGGCTCCTTTATTAGCTCTAAAGAAATGATAAAATCCTACTCTTAATCCTTGCTCTTTCGCTCTCTCATAATTTTGTTTAGCATATTTATCCTTAAAGTAATTACCTTCTGTAGCTTTAATATAAACTACTTCTACACCATCATTTTTTACACTTTTAAAATTTATATTTCCTTTCCAGTTTGATACATCAATTCCTTTTAAATTATTATTGTTTCTACTTTGCATTATTAATTCCTTCTTTCTTTTAAATTTCTATAATTAAAGCCAATAAAAAAAGACTATCTCTAGTCCTATCTATTACCTTAATAAACTATTTGTTTTCCACTGGCACATAGTTTGATATTGCAGCTAGTTTACTTTCTAAATCAATATTCTTAGACTTAAGCTCTTGGTTTTCTTCTTGTAACTTCTTTAATATCTCTGAATTTTCTAAAACAGCCTCTTTCCCTTTATTAACTTCTCCAGCAATACTTTGTCTTAATTCTTTTACATCTGTTGGTGATAACTCTGGAAACTTATCCATCATCATTTTGTCAAATTCATAAGCTTTAGAACTTAATTTCTTTTCTACTGATTCTGTGATACGAAAGTTTTCTTCAACTACATTCCACACTTGCTTTGCTACATCTATATACTGTTTATTTTTTATTATCTTTTCTTCTAACCCACTTTTTTGTAATTTAATTTCTAATACTTTAATTACTAATTTTAAAATTGTTTTTAACATTTTAATTCCTTCTTTCTTAATTTTATTTATAAAAAAAGAATCATAATTTCTTATGATCCTCTTTATCTTCTTTAAGTTGTATTAATGCATTTTTTAATTTACTTGGTACTGGTACACCTAATTCACTTGCATTTTCTATAATGCTTATGCCTTCATTGGCTATGTAAAAATAGCATACCAAAGTTCTAAATATCCAATTCCCTGTATTTAAAAGTCTGTCTAACATTACAGCTACTATAAGAATAGTGAAAATAACTCCCTTTCTTGCTATTCCTTTAAGTCCTATATTGCTGCTTAAATCTTTATTAACATAGCCTTTAGTAATGCCAGTAATATAATCTAAAGCCATTAAGACTATAAGTATAACTAAAGGGGTGTCCCATGCTCCTAATAGCCATGTAAATAAAGTTCCTATTGCTACAATACCTATCTTTAAATAATCAAATATATTTTCCATTACTCTTTTGTCCTTCCTTGCTCTGAAATTGGCTCTAAATCTATATTTGTAACAGGTGTATATACTAATTTTTTAGTTTCTAAATTAACTGAATAATTATGAATGTTAAAAAATATATCCATATTTCTAGGATAAATAGCTCTTAAACAATAACTTTCTTTATCTTGCCTATCTTTTATAAAATAGTTAAAGTCTTGTACTCCACCTGCAACCTCTATTATTTTCCCTGTAAACTTACTGTAGAAAATAGTCATGCTATTTTCATGTTCTTTATCCTCTTTTGCTTTTTTTAACATTTCTTCTTTACTAAACATTTTAATCTCCCTTCTAAGCTGTTACATGTAAAGTTGCTACTACCTGTAGTCCTTCTGTTGTAAATGTATCATTATCTCTTATACATCCTCTACAAGCAACTTGTGCATAGGTATGTCCATTTGCTCTATATACTCTACCAGTAGAAACAGTAATATTTTCTGAACTAAACGGCTTTCCAGTATATTTATACCAACCTTTTAGTGATGCTGTTATATCAATATATTGTGGATCTACATAGTCAAATCTAGCTGGCAACTGAACATCTCTATAAATATAATTATTACTTCCATCTGTATTTATTGATACAGCTTCATGATAACTTAAAGAACGATATGGGTATTTCATCCCTGGAGCGTACCACATATTACCTTCTTCTCCAATTTGATTCCATGCACCACTAGCAAATTTACAGTTATAGCCCATTCCATCTAATTTAAATGTTGTATCGTATGTTTCGCCACCCTTAGGCAAATATTTTACTGCTCCTACATTTCCTTTATAGACAGCTACTTCACTTATATAAAGCCAACAATATTCATCTAAATTAGTATTAGGCTTCATTCCATTATTATCGAAACGTAGCCATACCCACTCGAAATTACCAGTATTAAACGTAAAGCTATATGGAATGTCATTGGTTAAATCGCTTCTTTCTCCCCCTAAAGCTTGCATAACTCTTATTACTTGTCCATAATCACCAGATTCTGTATTACTTAGCATTACAAATGCTTCCATGCTTTGTATATTCTGTTCTACTTTGTAGTGAAAATTTAGTGTATATGTTGTATTTTTTTCTACTTTAAAAGATTTATAGGAAGTTAAAAACTTTTCTGATGTACTTTTATTTTTTACAGCTCCACATACCTTCCCACTAAATCCATATCCAGTATAAGGACCACTCCAGAACTCTCCTCCACATATCCACTCTCTTAATCCACCTGCAAAAGTTCCATTAGGTACTAAGTTGTGTAAATTAGTTGTTTGTGCAACTCTAAGTTGAAAATCTCTATTAGATTGTTTATACTCTGTAAACTGCTGTATAGTTACAGCACTAGCAATTCTTCCATCTAGTGTGTTTATTCTACTCTCTGTAGCACTAACTCTATTAGTTATACCATTTAAGTTAGTTTCTACATTAGTAACTCTACCATTAATATTAACTACTTCCTGCTTACTAGCTTTATCATTAATATTACTTTCTAAAGTTTGTGCTTTACTTTCTGTAGAGCTTACTCTTTGAGTTATTGAATCTAAACTAGCTTTTATAGTTGCAACTCTATTATTAACTTCTGTTACCTCTTGTTTAGATGCTTTCCCACCTAATGTAGTTTCTATAGAACGTGTTTTGCTTTCTGTAGAACTTATTCTTTGAGTTATACTATCTAAATTAGTTTCTATTGTTGCCACCTTATTCTTAGCTGTTGACATTTCAGTTTTTAATATATTAACTGATTCATCATTTTCAGTTATATCAAAAACAGTTGCATAAGCTATATGCCAAATTATTGGATTACTTGTTGTTGGGGTTTCCACTCCATCTAAAGCAAAGAAACTGGTACTAGAAAAACTTCCTGCATCACCACATTTTAATAAATGTATATACTCTTCCCACTTACCTGTTCCATTTACTTGTGTTAACCATTTTGAAGTTCCATTGTTCCCAGTAGAATTTGAGTACCATCCTATTGTTAATCCAACTGGAATCTTAGCAATAATTTTTGTTACAAATATAGCATTTGCTCTAGTCATATTTCCAAAATAAAAGCCTCCATAGTTAGGACTTGCACTTCCAACAGTTTTTACTTCTATACAATATTGTGAATCAGTTGGACATCCATTAATTTTAGAAATTCTTGAAGTTGTTACAGTTCCATTTCCTTTATTATTATAAGTATTAATGTTATTTGAACTATTTTTAAATGTAGGATCACTAAATAACATTTTCCCTAGACTCATGGCACTAGCTAAATCTTTAGCGTTATTAGCTAAATTATCTACAACATTTATCTTATTAATTAATTCTGTTTTTGTTTTATCTATATCTGATTGTTCAACTTTAAGAGCAATTTTATTTTTTAATATATCAATATTACTTTCTACATTATGAACTTTAGTATTAACAACATTGATTTCTGTATTGGTATAGCTCTTAGCATTATTAAGAGCTTCATTGGCTTTACTAGCTGCAATACTATCTGCATGAGAATTAGCACTACTTATAGCTTCTTGTTTAGCTGTATTAGCTTTATTAGTAGCTATATCTGTAGCAAAGTTTTTAGATGCATCTAAATTAGAATTTATTTTACTTGTTAAATCTCTATTTAAATTACTTACACTTGTAGTAATGGTTTGTGTGGTAGAATTTAAATCTTGTACACTAGCTTTTATACTATTATTTTCTTGTGTAAATTTACTTTCTACTATACTTATTTTATTTGTTACTGTTTTAATATTATCTAAAACATAATCTGGTGCCATGCTCCAACTATCTGAAGAAGTTGCTCCTTCAACCATTTTTACAAATTCAATGTACAAATCAAAGTCATATCCTAAGTTGCTAGTAATAAATCTAAACTGTCTTTCATTTCCTACTTGAGTTGGATTAAATGTAAATTTAAATATTTGCCATTCTGTAGTTAAGCTTAATTCTTTACCAAACACATAATTATAGCTATTACCATCACAAATATTAAATGTTAAAATTTGATTTTTTGAAGCCTTTAACTTACATACAACTGTATATTTTTTAGAAATGTCTAAAGGTTTATTAAGCAAACTATTATTAGAAATATAACATCCCCAAGAAGCATAATTAGTAAACTTAAATTTTAATATTCTATTTTCTATGGTTAAATTATTTGAACCATTTGTACAGCTCCAATGATCTGTGTCTTTAAACTCTCCAGAATTTAAAATCATATTTACATCATTAAATTTTATATTTTGAATAGATTTATCTATATCTGATTGAGAAACTTTACTTTCTATCTGACCTTTTAAAATATTTATCTCGCTAGTATTTTTATTCAAATGAGTATTAACATTAGTAATTTCTGAATTAACAAAAGCTTTAGCATTATTAAGAGCTTCATTAGCTTTACTATCAGCGTGAGAATTAGAACTGTTTATAGCTTCTTGTTTCTTTAACTCTGCTATTCTGTTAGCTTCTAATATTGCATCTTGTTTTGCCTTATCTGCTTTAGAAATTGCTATATTAAGGTTCTCTTGTGCTTGTTGTATTCTCTTTTGCTCCTCAGTTGTAATTTTTCCATCTGCATTCGCTATCGCATTAGCTTGTGCTAGATCTGCTTTAGCTTTTGCTACATCATCAGAATAAGCTTTTAAATCTTCAGGAGCTGGTGTCCAATCGCCAACCTTATCACCCTCAACATAAATTAAATTAGTTAAGTAATAAGTTATTTGCGGATTGTCTACATTAGAATAAAAGCATAGTGCACCACCATTACCATTCCAAATTCCTGTTCCAGTAATTTTAGTCCACTCAGTTGTTAAAGAAATTTCCTTTGTTCCTTCTCCATATTCATGTGCAACAGTTATTTTGCAAGTTTTATCACTTTTTATCATAAAACTCCAAGAATATGTAGTCTTAGTTTTTCTTTTTAAGATTGAATAAACACCTTGACCGGAGGTTTGTGTAGTTACTTTAACACAATTTCCTAAAACACTATCTTTTATAATTTGAACAGTTGCATTATTATTTGGATTGTTAAATCCCCAATTTTTCCAACCAAAATCAAAGTTAGAATTTATAGCTAAATTTCTAAAACTTATTTGAAGATTATTAATAACATTATTAGCTGAGTTTATAGCTTCTTCCTTAGCTCTATTAATATTATTATTTATAGTAGTTGTACTCTGAGTAAAAGTTTGTGAATCTACTTTAAACTTTAATGCATTATCTAAAGCGGTTAAGGAAGCTTTTTGACTAGATAGTTCTTTGCTATGCTCTTTAATAGTATTATTTTGTGTAGATAATTCTACATCTAAAGTTCTATCACCTACAGTAACCTTAGTACCCTTAATAGTTTCAGTACCATTATTGTTTACTTCTCTAATAACACTATTTATATCTAGCTTATTACCACTTATATTAGCGTTGTCAGCTACTTTATTATTATCTATAGCTCCATTAGTTATCCCTGCATTATGAACTCCTTCTGAATCAAGCATTATGGTTTTACCATCTTTATCTCTGATAAGTAGTCCATAATCTGTAGTACCATCTGTTTTCCTATACTCTCCTAATATAACTCTATTAACATTATTTCTATTAATAAGAATTTGATTTCCTACAATTTCTATGGTTCCATCTGCACTAACAATTCTATGTTTGCTAGTTGTTATATCTCCAACTTTTAACTTATTTACAGATAAAGAACTTATTTCTGCATCTCCTATAGCTCCCTCTGCTATTATTCCCGAACCAGCTGTTATTGCTCCTGTCGCTATATTTTCTGCTGTAAGATTTTTATTAAGTGCATTTTCTATACTAGCTGTTTTAGATTCTAATACATTTATTTTTCCAACTGCTGCGTTTAAATCTGTTATATTAGCTTTACCAATTATAGCCTGTTGTAAATCTGCTCTTACAGAATTTAATTCGATAATATTAGCTTTTTGAGAATTTAAAGTAACTATATCGGCTCTTATAGCTGTTAAATCCTCTGTATATAACCTCTGTATTTTAGCATCAACAGCTGTTAAATCATTTATACTAGCCTTATCTATTAAAGCCTTTTTTATATTTGCTTGTTCAATAGAATATCTCTCCATTGATTGAGCAACTGATCCTTTACTATCAAAGCTAGAATCTTGTCTAGTTTTTCCTTTAGCCTTTACTTCTGATGAAATACCATTCTTATAGGTAAACTTTTGCTCCATTATTAAAGCATTATATTTATTCCCATTTAAATCAGTTAAATTTAATATATCTCCAGCCATTATAGCTGGGTTACCTTTCCACTTAGCTGTATATGGTATATATTTAAACCCATTGTATTTAGTATATATATCACTTAAAATTTCTTTAGTTATTATTGGATTATTAAATACAATTTTATTTCCATCATCTGTACCAGTACTTAATTCTTCTTCACCTTTTTTGGCTATTACTTTTTTTATAATACACTCATTAGCTTCAATATCTAATTTAAATAAATTATGAGGTGTCATTTCCTGCTTTACTACCTCATAATCTCTAACTTCTAAGTCACCTATCCTATTAAATCTAGCAAATGAACCACAAAGGGAAGCTATAAATCCTATAGCTTCCCTTAATGAATATCCCTCTATTTTATTAACTCTATAATTAGGTAATTTACTGGCTAAATTAACGCCTGCCTTTTTACATATTTCTTTAGCAATATCGTTTATATCTGCTGGATAAGATAAATCTGAAAAATATACTTTTTCTAATCCTAGCATATTATCTACACACTCAAGATTTATAAATTTTCCTTTTACACTAGTCTTAATTACAGTAAATACACCTAAAGGTATATATTCTATATCATCTCCTATATACAATCCTACATATGGTTTTACAATAGCATTATCAAATATATCTCCTGTATTAATTAGTTTTATATCAAAACTGTTAGAACAAATTGATCCTATAGAAAAACTATCACTAGGATTAACTGATTCCTCTAAGTTCATTTCATATATTTGATTTCCACTATATTCTTTATCTCTTATAATAACCTTAGCATTAAATTTTCTTCCTTGTAACTTATTTATTTCTTTATTAAATACTTCTGATACTTTAAACAAATACTAACCCCCTTTCCTAAAGATTAATATTTATATTATTCCTCTATCATAAAGTCAATACACATTAACTCTCCTGGACTCATTTCATAACCATTTAATAATTCAATATTAAATTTATGTATATCCATTTCAACTTCAATTTCTTGTAATTCATTAATTTCTTTATTAAAATACTCTAATCTTTCTGGATCAATATCATAATTTCCCTCTGTTATTTTTAGAGTTCCATCATCTTCTTTTAAACAATATTCTTCTATTAATTTTTGCCTTTCTTTATTATAGTGTTTTAATTCTCTTTCAACTTTAGATATATTCTTGCCTATAGCATAAGAAACTTTAACTGGTAACTTTCTTGAACTTATTTCTCCTAATACATTAACTTTTTCTAATATTTCTTTATTTGTCATTTTAACCATTTTGAATACCTCTTTTTTTAAATTTTATTAAAAAAGAGCTTACTAACTGTAAGCTCTTATACTAAAATACAAAACAATTTAAGCTTTTTCCTACTTGTGTTGCTTTATCTCTAAATTTTTGAACTTCAGCTTGAACTAACTGAGAGTTTGATAAGAATAAATCCATATTAACTACATATGTTTGAATGTTAGCAACTGTATTTTGAGTTAAGCTACAACTCACTGTTAATGCTGTTTGCTTCATTCCATCCTTTTCTATATCTACTGTTCCATTAAGATTTGTAGATTCTGTTATTGTACTTGTTACTTTTGCTGTAGATTCTACAGGTGTAATTTTATTTTCTAATTCTGCCATTTTATATTCCTTCTTTCCTTTATTTATATTTCTATTAAATTCATAGACAACCCTTGCCATAAATTTTTATTAAAATCAACAGCAGGTGTACTTCTATCTCCTACATAAAAATTTTTAGTTGTAACTCCTTCCATTGGATCAGGATAAGTAACTTGAAACTCTGTTCCACTTACAGATTGTAATATTGTTTTAATCTCGTTAGATGTTAAAGGCCCCCATTCACACTCAAGTTTTCTAGTAACTCTTATCCTATCTCTAAGCATTATACCTAATAAATTTCTTCCTGTATTTTCTCCATCTAAATCCATTATGTTAACCTTAAAACTCTTTGGAGAAGCAACTGCTACTCCATTTATACTAATTCCTATAGTTGCCACCTCCTAAAAATTTAATAATTGCTCTCCAGCTTGTCTATTCACTTTATTTATAGCTTCTATTGCAATTCTACCTAAATCAGTATCTTTTATTCTTAATATTAAATCACCACTCTCTTGAGGTCCTGAATTATTATAGCTATTATCTTTTTTATTCTTCATCGCTTCTAAAATAGCTTCTATTATAACTTCTTTTATTTTTTCTATGAACTCTGGATCATTAATACTCTTCTTTTCATTACTATTAATATTTTGACCTAACATTGTTAAATCAGGTTGTTTTAATGCATTATTAGAAAGTAATAACATATTATTAATTCTTTCTGAAAGTTTAATAGCAAGTAAATTTAATCCACCAGTATTATTTTCTAGTGGTACTACTGCCTCTGTTCCAGCCTCTCCTATTACGGCTTGTGTTGGTTTATCTACTATACCTCCTTTAGCCAAATAAGGCATTTTAGCTATGTTAACTCCAAAGTGCTTACCACCAATACCAGGGATCCAATCTGGAGTAGTAAAACTAATTTTGTTTAAACCATCTATAGCCATATTAATTAGCCCAATAACGGAGTTTAGAGGCGCTTTAATTACAGAACCTAATCCACTCATTATACCTTTGAAAATATCTACAACGCCATGCCAAGCTCTGCTCCAGTTTCCAGTAAATACTCCTGTTACAAAGTCTATTATTCCACCAAATATTTTTTTGATAGATTGAAAAACATTATCTACATTTTTTAAGAAAAGATTTAATAGATTCCCTAATACTCCAAAACAATTTGACCAATCTGTTTGGAAAACATTCCTTAACCATTCTTTAAAGCTATTAAATATGTCTTTTATTTTTCCCCATATTTCTATAGCTTTAGCTTTTACAAAGTCCCAATTTTTATATAAAGCTACTCCACTAGCTATTATTGCTGTTATAGCAACTATTGCAATTCCTATTGGACTTGTTAAAAATGCTATTGCTCCACCTAGTAATGTTGTTGCTATAGTACTTATTTTTGCTACAGTTGTCCAAATTGTTTGAGCTATTGTCCATAAAGTTAATGCTCCTTTAACTATTAGTATAGAAGCACCAAGACTTCCTAAAACAATAATAATTGTATCTAATACTGGCTTTCCACTACCCATTAACCAATTTATTAAGTTGCTAAACGCATCTAAAACAATTCCTAATATATCTGCTAATTTAGCTAGAACTGGAGCTATCATGTTTACAAACCAATTAACCATAGGAGCAACAAAATTAGTATAAATATACCCAGCTAATTCAAATATTTTTGCTCCTAGCCTTATAAATCCCTGGAATAAATGACTACCTCCATTATCCCAAACATAAATTAATTTTTGAGTTAAATTTTCTAATACTCCTGATGTTGCATTTAATATTTGCATGAATGTAGTTGCTAATCCAGGACCAATTTCTCCCCAAACTTGCCTTAAAGAATCTCCCATATGCTTAATTAATGTAAGTGCATTTAAAAGAGCATTTGCTAAAGATTGAACTATAGCTGTTCCTATTCCTCCAGCATTCCAAGCATCTGCAAATGTAATTGCTATATCTCCAACTATATTAAATATGTTTTGTAAAATTTGTAGAATAACTACAAGTATTTTTTCTCCCGTTCCATTAGTCCATACTTCTAAAAAACTAATACCTATAGCTTTTATAAGCTCCCAAACTCCATGTAATGCATATTTAATACTTGCAATTGTTGCAGCTCCTTCTCTTGCCCATGCATTTTTAAAAGGTTGAAATATTTTAGATATAATGTCTTTTAGCTTTTCTACCATAGCATTTATTTTTTGCATTGCTACACTTGTTGGACTTAAATCTATATCTGGAGCAACCATTGGTATCGGATCTATTCCTCCACCACCGCCTCCTCCTTTTGGAGCCTTTGGAGCTTTATCAGAATCATCTGGAATACTTAATTTATTTATTTCATCAAATCCAGCTAAGGACCTTTGTATTTTCTTTTTTGTCTTTTCTGCCGAATCTCCTATTTTATCTACTGCTCCAGATGTTTTTTTACCTTGCTTTTCCATATTCTTCATTGAAGCTATAGAAGCATTCATACTTTTAGCAGCACCAAAACTAGCTTGATATGTTTTACCAAATATAGCACTTATAAAAGCTGCAATATATGCGGTTACTGTTGCTAATGCACTCATAAGAGCATTAAGTGCTGGTAGAACTGCTTGATAGATTGGCATAAATGCAACCATAAGATTAGTTCTAATTTGTGCTAAACTGTTTGCAAACTGAGCATTAGTCATTAAAGCACTTCCTATATAACTAGCAACAGTGTTTATCCCCTTCATTACTAAAGGGAATACTATTCCCCACCTAAACATACTATCAATAAACATCCCTGTTGCACTTCTAGCACCATTCATATTTTCTCTATATCGTCTAGTAGAGTTATTAGCATTTCTTAAATTTCTATTTGTTCTACTTGTAGTATTTTCAAGCCTCTTCATACTATTACTTGCTTCATTTAATCCTAAAGTAGAATTCTTAGCTGAATTACCTAATTTCTCAAACTGCCTATCTAAATCAGCTAATTTAAACCCTGTTGCATCAGATTTAGCTATAAGTTTATTTATAACAGCTTCTGTTTTTAATATTTGCTCCTGTAATTTGTTTTTTCTAGCTTGATTAAACGTAGAATTATAAGCAGCCTTCAATCCTGATAATTTTTCTTGTTGCTGCTCTATTGATCTATTAGTTATCTCTAAACTATTAGAAAGATTTTCAATCTTAGATTTTATAGATTCTAAATCTCCAACATTACTTTTTGGTGGTCCTCTTCTACTTATTGGTTGCGTTGCTACCTTGCTACTAGGCATTGCAATATTACTAACTGGAGAAAACTGAATAGGAATTTTTATTTCTTTAGATTTAGCTATTATACTTCTTATAGCATCTAAAGCTTTTGATTTTATTTCTTCTATTGTCTTAAGAATATTAGCTTTACTTTTCTCAACACTAGATTTTATAGTTTCATCAATATTATTCATTCCTTTATTTAAAGATTCAGAAATTCCTTTTGTTATTGAATTAAAATCAAATTTTCCTGTTATTCCTTCTAGCGACTTACTTATTTGACTACCTATAGCACTAGCCATCTTTTCTATTTGTTTTCCTATATCACCATCTTGTATCTCTAAATCAAGACCAATTTTCCCTACTGAATCTGCATCTGCCATTACCTCACCACCTTTCTTAAAATAAAAAAGACATTTAGTTTTAACTAAACGCCTTTTTAAGAATTTCTTGTATTTCTTTTATTTGTTCCTCTTTTTCTTCATCTGTCATTTGCTCTACTTGTCTACTTCTCCATTCATTACGAATCCTTTGTTGTTCTTCTGTAAAGTTCTTAAGCATATTTTCATCTTCTTCACTTCTTATTGAAACAATTTGACCTAGTGGTGTTTTAGGCATTATTCCACTAAGCAATGTACAGAATTCATCCCAAGTCATATCCGATTCATTTCTTAATCTAATTCCGTATTGAGCTGTAAAAGAAGCTTCTATAAGCTCCCAATCTTCAAATAAATCATACCATTGATTATTCTTTACTTTCTTGAAATCGCTTTGCCTCTTTCTCACTCATTTCTTCAATTTCTTCTAATTCAATATTAGATATAGCAGCCATTATTACATTTATTATTGCATTATATGCTGACATGCTCCATTCATCACCTTTACTATCTATATATTCAAAAGCTTCTTTACCTAGGGAAGCTTTTATTATTTTATTAATAAGCTCCATCTCATCCTGTTTTTTATCATCTTTTTTCTTATTTTCTTTAACTAATGATTGAATATATATAGCATTATTCTTCGTATTATTAATTTTATATTCGTGATCTTCATCTATCTTTAATGTTGGTTTTACATTAACTAACTTATTCATTATGTCATATACTTTTGCCATTGTTTATACCTCCTAATGTCCTAAGCTTGATGGTGCTTCTGTATATTCTGGTTTTCCGTCACCTTTTAAGTCAAATTCTAATGGAGCAACCTTTGTACTATCATCTCCACCTACATTTTTAATATCAATTACACAATTAAATGTAAGTTTAGACCCATCTGGGAACTCCATTTCTCCTTTTGTACTACAATCTAATCCATCCTTCCATGCAGTTGCTGCAACATAATCATTTCCTGGATCACCTACATTTCTTTTGCCTTTTAAAGATATTGAGAAACTTTTTCCTGTCATTAAACTTCTTGCCCAACCTGCTGTATCCATTGGTGTCCAATCTTCTACCTTACCATCAATCTTTATACCAAAGTTCTCCATATCAGCTATAGTCTGCATATCTTGAGATTGACTTGCTTTTCCTTTTGTTCCTATCTTAAATTTAAGATTATATACTGGAAAAACTCCTGTAAATGCCATAATTATTCACTACCTTTCATGTATTATATTTACTTCTATTACATATTCATATATGTTATTTTTATCTGTTCCAATTCCTATAGGTTCAGTAGTTATCATTTTAAAATCTATAACTCTTTTCCCACCTATAACAGCATCTTGTCCAAATAAAACATTAAATACTTCTTGAGCTTTTTGCTCTGCTATATTAGCGTTCTTTCCCCAATGTATTAGTATAGAAATAGCCTTAGTAGAATAGCTTGTATTTTCTAATCCACCTAAGGCTATATGATTTCTTGGCCCTCTTATGCTATAGATACCTATACATTGCTCTTTAGTTGCATCTATCTTTCCTATATACCATTGAGGGCATTCTATTTTACTTTTTAAATACTCTCTTACTTCACTTAGCAACATTATTTAATCAATCCTTTGCTAAATATTTTTAAGAATTTAAAATAAGTCTCTGTTACAAACTCTTTATTATCTCCATCAATATAAGATTGCATCCATTTACCTTGTGCATTTATGTTTTTATCTTGCCTAAAATTATACTCTGGATGCCAATATAATCTTCTAGCATATGGTGTATCAAAAATTATAGATGCTATTCCATCATCTAACTTCGATAAATCAACAAAACCACTTCTTTCAAGTTCTCCAGTATCCTTAGGAACTACAGCACTTGTCTTAATATCACTTAATATGGCCTCTGTAGTTTCCTCTAAAGCTTTATTTCTAGCATTTATTAATGTATTTATCTTAGCTCTATCTAATTTTATTGTTACTTTAGCTTTCATTATATTAGCTCCAATTCAGTACTAAAAACAGAACCATCTGGATTACGTGGTCTTGAAGATTTATAAATATCCTTTTTAAGTTCTCCAATTTTAATATATCCTTCTATCAACTTACCTGGATTAATATCACCTTCAATTATTACGTTACCACTTAAAGTTACAAGTCTACGCTCTGCATCTAGAGTATTCTTTCCCTTCTCATTATATATACTTAATCCTTTATAAATTAAGTCCTCTACTGGTTCGCCATCCTCATCCATATAAGTATGGTAAACCTCTACTGGTGTTTTTAAAAGCCATTTAGGAAATGGTAATTTAATTCCCATAGTTTAGAGCCTCCTACTATTTAAACCAGTTTGATATATATAATTAATAACTTCCTGTGTGGTTGTTATTCCATTTACAATACTTCCATTAAAAGATACCGAAGTACTACCAGCTGAAAATCCACTTAAAGGCATATTAATAAACTCACCATATTGCTCTATAAATTCAGCTTGTAAACAAACTGCTTTTTTAATTTTATCTTGTTGAAATGGAGATAAATTTTTAAATTCTATTCCTATTATTCTGTTATAGGTTAATTTATCAATTTGATCTGATGCTCTTTCTAATCTATTTTCTAAAGTATCATCATTAATGATATTACCTTTGAAATTATCTTTATAATATGAAATATCTACATAAGACATATTCTCACATCCTTATAAAGAAAAAGAAGCCTTAACTAAGACTTCTTTAACTCTTTATTTTCTGCTTTAAGCTTTTTATTTTCTTCTTTTAATTTCTCATTTTCTTGCTTTAAAGTATAGTTTTCATCTTTTAATGTATCTAATTCATCTTTTAACTTTATATATTCCTCATAAGAAATAGATTTCCCTGCTCCACGTTCTATAACTTCCCCTTCATCATTAACTATGTCATATCCTTGTTGTTTATAAAAGTTCTGTTCAGATTCAGTTATTGTATAAACTTTATTTTCTTTAATAGCCTTCATATGTTATTACTCCTTTCTAGCTCTCTACCTCTGCATTAATAGCTATACCACATGCTTTATTTTTTATTAAGAAAGTATCTCCATACTCCCTAGTCTGATACACATATTTATCAGCTGTTCTTGAATCAGTACCAGGAGTAAACAACTTCATATAAGCATATTTACTTCTAGTTACTTGGCAAGATGGATGTATAAGGATCATATTGATTTGTTTTGCATCACCTGCTGGAACACATCCATTAGTGAAATCATACTTTGTTTTCATTCTTGATGATGGTACTTTTTTGATTGTAACATCATCTAAAGAATATACTCTTCTATCTATCTTTCCATTATTACTATTAACATCTAAGCTTCTTTGGATATTTTGTGCATTCTTAATTATTTTGTTCACTGCTGGTGTAACATAAAGGATTCTTCCTTCTGATGGTACTCCCTCATCATCCATTTTCTCCATCTTTTCATCAAACCAATCTAATACATTTTCTGTAGTCAAAGTTGTATTGTCTATAACAGCTCCATTTGATTTATATGTTTTAGCCTCTGCGTAAAGCTTAGAGTATCTATAAGAATCTCTCTCTGGAATAGCTTGTTCTGTTTCAAATACGTTTTGAACATTTGCCACTTCTAAAGTTAAATTAGTTTCATCTATATCCATAGGATCTAAAGCAAATTCTATATCTCTGTCATGAGCTAATTTTTTTGGTTCCCATTCATTAGATATTGTTCCTGTATTGAAACCCATATTACCTCTATTGTGATCCTTGTATCCACTTACTGTTATATTAGGTAATTTAATAGTTTGTGCATTAATGAATTTAACTTGTGGATTAGATTGCTCTAAATCATAAGAAGTTAATTCTCTAGCATACTTTTGTTGTAATTCTCTTTCAAATTGTTCAGCATAACTATATACTGCCATTTATATCACTCCTAATCTTTTTATTATTTATTTCCAAAGGCTCTTGCTAGTGCATCTTCAACATTTCCTTTTTGTTTTCCGCCATCAGCACCTATTTTAAAGCCTTTGTTTTCATCTTGTTGCTGCACTCCTTTAAAGCTTGGATATTTTTCTAAAACTTTATCTACTGCTTGATCCATAGTAACATCATCACTTACCATAGCTTTAGCTAATATAACAACATCATCAACGTTATCAGCTAAAACACCTTTAGATAAACAAGTTACTTTTGCCTCTAATGTATTAGCTCTCTCTTCTGCATCTTGTTTAGCTTTTTCAGCATTATTTAAAGCTTCACTTTGCTTTTGAGCCTCAGTCTTTTGACTTTCTTTCCAATCTTGATAAGCTTTAAGTTCTTCTTTAGATAGTTGGCCTTTCTTTTCTCTTGCCACCCTATCCTTAATCATCCTATTTACTTCTTCTTGAGTAAAAGTCTTTTCTTCTTTTGGATTAGTTTCTTCTGTTCTCTCACCTTCTCCATCTGAATTATCAGTTGAATTAGTTTCTGAACCTGCTCCTCCATTGCCTGCTCCATCATCTTGAGCTAATTTCATACATAATCTTTTTTTTAAATTAAAATTTGATATAGACATAAATACCTCCATTTATAGCCTGTCGGCTGTTAATTCCATGCACAGTTTAAGGTCTTAAGCAAGTTTTGGACATAATAAAAGAGATTAGGTATATCCTAATCC